CATCTTCTTGAGATAACTTTACCTTGCGACCAGAGCTAGGATTGGGAGTGCGTGACGCTCCTGCTACAACTTGAGAAGCCTTTGCGGTGGCTTCTTGCCGTGCTTCGACTTGCTGTGTAGGTGCTTCAAATCGTGTAGGAAAAGCACTAGCTAGTCGCTTATCAATTTCCATATAGTACTCTTCGTCTGAAGGATCATAACCTTCGTCCTTCATGCTGGCATCAATTTGTAATGCAGCTTGAGTGAGTACATTATCCTGACCGAACCAAGGATTACGTGCGGCCCATGAAATTGCTTTAGGGTCATACGCTTCCTGTTGTGCTGGTTGCTCTTGAACCTGTTGAGCTTGTTGCTCTAGTTCTTGCTGATAACGCTGATAAGCGTATTGGCTTTGCTTTAGTTGCATAGCTTCTGCTTGTGCAGCTGCCATTGCTTCTTGAGCCGCCAGCATCTTGTCGGCATCGCCGCTTTCAACGGCTACACGATAAGCTTGTTTGGAAAGTTCCATCTTATCGTTAATCGAACGCTCATTATTATCAAGATTGCTCTTAATGTTTTGTGCGTATTCTTTTTCTTTTTCTTTCAGCTTTGCTTGAAGAGAAGCTTCACGAGCTTTAAGTTCTTCAATTTGTTGCTCACGTTCTTTACGTTGGCGAACAAGCTGGCGAATACGTTTCTGTGCGCCTGATTCTTTTTCTTCATTTTCTTCTGCCACCCCTTGCTCTTGGGCTTTTTGCTGAACATCTTCTGCATCTCCAAGATCTAGTTGAGGTTGCGCTTCTTCTTCTTGAGAGGCTTCGTTTTCAATTTCAAACTCTACCCTCTCTTCCTCTTTTGCGGCTTGAGGAGTTACCGTTGTCCAATCATCAGACATAAAAATCTCCTTTTTAACGTCAGTTGCGATACCTGACGAGTTACGCTTGATTATTATAATACACTAAGTATTGTTATTACACAATAGCTAGTGTCATTAATTTGACAAGTTATATGTGGGATCGAGTGTTTTAGGATCATCTAATACCATTGAAATCTGATCATCAAATAGAATTAGCATTCTAACACCCTTGTAAAAGAACTTCTGTCCTGTATGTTTACCATAACAAACATAGTCACCTACTGAACACCACGGTCCATTAAGAAACTTATCTTTGTCTTTATAGGCTAGGTCACCTATGGCAAGGACTTTACCAACAGTCGTTAGGTAGGAAATGTCATTGACTGTTGAATCAGGTAGAATGATTCCACCCTTTGTTGCTTTCTTAATAGATACAGGCCGCACCAGAAGGTGATAACCAGGGATATGTGGAAGAACTTCGGGATCAGGTGCTTCACCGTTTGTGATCCATTCGTCATTCAACATTGCTTTATCCATTGCTACTGCTTGCATTGTTACTCCTCATCGTCTTCGTATATCATTTTATTGACTATACTTTTGATTTCCACTAAGGCATACTCAAGTCCTTGAATACGCCCAACTAGATTTGTATAGCTATGATAATCTGAAGCACCGCCAGATGCAAGCGTTATTTTTACTGATTCAATTTCTTTCATCAGCATTTTATAAATTTCTTCGTAAATCATTAGATTAGTTTCTGGTAATTACTACCGTAAGGGTTACGTTCTACACGACCAACAGAACCACCTTCTGCTCTCATAATAACGTATTCGTATACAGGGTGTTCTTTCTTTGCAGTTTTAATTGTACCTACAACTGGTCCAAACTCTGGAATACCAGTTGTTGTAGGCTTACCACGAGGATTGTCACCCCTTAAATCTCTTCGTGCTTTTGATTTTAATTTTGGGTTATCCAAACGAGCAAGAGCTTCTTCTAACATAGCCTCGCTTTCTTGAATAGACTTATCTCTAAAAGCTTTAGCACGAGTATCATAGGTAGCCATCTTGCCACCCTTTTCATAAATTGTTTTTAAAGTGTAGGCATGGTCTGCCCCTGTAGGAGTAAAATCTTTATTACTACTTTTCATTGCTACAAGAAATGTATTATCTTCATAACCTTCTGGTGCTTGTATCCATTTCCATTGACCTTTACTATCAATGAGATTTGTCATTACAGTTTTAGCACCCTTGACAGGATTACCTACAGGAATATCAGGTGCTAAGTTAGGATCTACCATCATCTTAGCTTCCCTGCGAAGTATAGCACCCGCAGGTGCTTCTACTTCAATATAAGGACTATTCAGGTTTGATATGTCATCCCCAATAATAGGACGTTTAAGTTCAGGATCAAAACCTTCAATAGGTCTAAACTCTCCACCAATAGTTCCTGTACGTTCTTGGTTGGTGTACATAATACGCTTGAGTTCTTGTTGAGCAGCTTCAGGTGACTTAGCCATAGATTCAAATAAGTCACCTTGTGCAACTTTAGGTGCAGCTTTTTTAGGGGCTTGTTTAGCAGAACCTTTAATTACTTCCTTAAGTATTTTACTGAGAGCCACTTTGTTTTGCTCCTTCCATTAGTACTTTAGTAAGAACGTCAACCCCTTTCATAGCTTCTGTTTGATCAAGTTGCTCTTGCGTTTTAATCAAATCAGCAATAAGCTTAAGGGCTTCGATTGCACGTTTGTTATTACGATCAGCTTCTTTTTCGTCAGCTTTCAAGGTATTTTCTGCACCAATCTTATAGGCATCAAGAGAAAGCTTCTGTTCTTTAAGGTCAAGGTCACGTTGCTTGAGTGCGCCTTCGACAGCTTCTTTGGCAAGTTGTGCTTGTACTTTTTGCTGTTCAATGTCAAGACGTTGTGCTTCCATTTGAACCATTGCTTGCTCTGGTGTAGGACCAGCTTGAGAAGCGGCTTGGTTTGCTTGCATAACTTGCTGTGCCGCTTGAGCCATAACCATCTCAATAACTTGTGGGTTCTGAGCATTTGGATCACCCGCAGGTGCCTCTGCCATCATACCACGTGTTACACCTTGTATTTGTTCCTGATACTTCATAATCATATGTTCTTGGATGTTTGCCTGAAGGACAGGAGCAATACGTTGCATCATTGGGTTTCCACCATTCATAGGATCTTGCATGTACATAGTCTTGATTTGAATATGTGCGTCATGGTTTTGTCCAGCAAATGCTTTGATAGGCAATCCTTTAACTGCGGCTTCAATATCTGACACAGGGTCAAGAGGTTGTGCTGCCAGTTTACTTGGAAGGATCTTATCAATGTTAGGGATATTAGCCGCATGTAATAATGTACGGTTTAGTTCTTCCATGTTGTACATGCCCGGAGGAGCCGTTTGAGCCAACTGCATAGCCATCTGTGTCATCATAAGACGATGTGCGGATGACGGAATGTTTGGATCACTGACCGGAACAACATCTACCCGCCCATCGAAGTCACGCCTAAAGACATTTTCTGTAATACCAGGTACGTCATACGGATAACTGTTAGGCAAAAACTCATAGTTTAAACGAGCAAGAATTTTAAACTCGTCTTTTTGTGACTTATGTAGACGCTTATGAATAGCTGAGAAGAACTTGCTAGATGCTTCAAGCAATGCCATAGTCGTACCGACAGGACCATAGTTAGCCCCATCTGTAATGACTTGCTCAGTCGTATCTGCAAACTTCTGACCTGCCGCTGCAATAAACTGTAGCAACGTAAACAATGTACTTGAAGGTTCTTTATAAGGCAAAGGCACAATAGACTTGGTAAGATCCATGCCTGTTGCTTCTACTTCCTTAAATTCACCCGGAGCCACTGGATCGTTGTCACCTACAATACGTACACCCTTGGCTTTAAATCCACCAGGCAAGTTAGCAAACTGTCCTGCGTCAATAAGGTTACGCAGTGCTGCGGTTGCAGACATAGTAAGGTTGCCAAGGAAATGGATAAGACCTAGACCATAAAAGCCAAAGCCTGGAACAAACCGATAATGTGTAAAGAACATTTTCTTTTTCTTTGTTTTGTCATCTTCATTCCAGTTACGGCGAATAGACAAAACCATACGTGACTGTTCTTCTACAGTTACAATGTAGGGACAGGCATACCCATGATCTTCAATGTCCAGATAACAGTGCTGTTCAAGCAACACATACTGAGGATCGTCATCGCCTGAAGGTGACAAGCCTAGAACTGTGTCCATCTTTTCAGTAAGAGCAGACTGTTCTGGTTGTTTAGCTTCTGGCAGATCTATTTCGGCGTACATGCCTGCTTCAATCTGACGATACAGTTCGTGTGGACTGCGATAGATTACATGGGTATACCTGTCAGCCCTGCGTAAGTCTGTGGCATAGTAGGACACGTAGAATTGATCTATGGGAACAAACTCACTAACAGGGCGTTCTTCTGCTGCG